TCAAAATTCCCCCTGAATCAAAAGAAGAGCCTTACAGGGTTTGTTGCGAAAAAATATATTTTCCATGGAGACTTTTCTATTAAATGAAGGGCATATTATGGAAAAGTCAATCAACATGAAATAGATGCTATTAAAAAAAATAGCGAATGTCCATGCGATGAAAATCAATAAATATATTCTAGGAGGCTTGCTCATCCTGTTTCCCATATTATGGAATAGCTGCGCAGTATCTGAAAAAAATAAAAATCGGCATATGAAACCGAATAAGATTATATTGAAAGATTCTACTAAAAAAATTCAAGTCTTTGTAACATCTTACCATTCAACTCAGAGAATACGACAAGAAATTATAATTAAAGAAAATCAGCCTGTAAATTTCTTTGGCATCGATTTTGTTCTGCGTAAAGGTATTTTATATGCAAAACGAAATAAAGAAGAGAAGACCTTTTTTTCTCCTGGATCATATTATATAGACATATCTCCTATAGATGGGACATGGCTTTCGGGCAAAGTACATACTCCTTTTGAGGGGAAACATCATCCTAAACAATAATGGGTATGGATATAAATTTCATACTAATTATTTAATTGCGTAAACAGGATTAATATTTTTCCTGATTCCGTTATTTAATTTTCCTTCATCTGTTGTGTAATATCATTTTAAATATGGTGATTCTTTAGACATAAATGGAATATTAGAAATTTTACCGGCGGGTAAACGGATGGCATCTTGATATCTTCGTCAAGAACAATACATGCCTGTACTCTGATACGCTTGGACTTTCTGAAGATGCTGAAACGGAATGTTGCAAGGATGGTGTAAAATACTCTAAAATTGCGGATGACGCAGGAAGGGAATGCTGCGAATATGAAGTACAGGAAATTTTTATTCTGGTTAAACCATGCAGCTACTGGTCAGGAAATGTAGGACATGCTTGGGTCAAAACGCCCAATATGCAGAGAGGCCTCTACCCCGGAAGTTGGCACAAAGGCGCTTTAGGCGTTGGAGCCGGAAAAATTCAGGATGATGCCCGTAATGAAGGAGATGCCGATTCTGGAAATTCCTACACTTATAAAGCCTGTCCTGAGTCAGTAAGTAAAGTAGAAGAACAGATCCGGGAAGATGAAAAGAATGTTCCTCAATATTCACTATACAACTCGGGAGCAAGAAATTGCTGCGGATGGTCGTGTGCAATCGTGGAAGGAGCTGGTTTTGTAGCCCCGTTTGCCCCTGATACTCCTCTTCTGGCTCCAGCTCCTCAAGGGCATAGAGGCTATGGCGAAGGAAGAGAGCCTTGCGAATAAACAAAGAGAGAATTAATAAATTATTTAAGATGAAAAAGAAAATGTGGAAGATCGTCATAGGAATAGTCGTTTTTTACTTCTTCATTTATTTACCGTTCTCCCTCTTCTGGTCGGCCATAGATACGGGAGACGGTTATGAGAGGAGTGTAACTCTGTTGGAAACAGTGGAAAAGGATTTGGAACTCCATAAGATATTTGCCCGGCATGGAATGAAATTAACAGGCGATGGAGCTTCCTGGAGAAGTAAAACTTGTCAGATCTGTTTCGTTGTCGAAGACGGAACGAATGCCCGGATTCCTCCGGAAGTTGAGGAGTATCTGTTAAACAATCCTAACCTCGTGAAAGGCTGCCGTATCGAAGTACAAATCATGGCACCTCCAAATAATGGTTATCCTTACACTACTTATTGTGAAAAAATATATTTTCCTTGGAGACTTTTCTATTAAATGAATAGAAATGAAGGACATATTATGGAAAAGTCAATCAACATGAAATAGATGCTATTTAAAAAAATATCGAATGTCCATGCGATGAAAATCAATAAATATATTTCAATATTCTTTATCATTTTATTTTCAATATTGTTGATTGATTGTGCAATATCTGAAGAAAATAAAAATCAACATATGGAGCCAGGTCGAATTATCTTGAGAGATCTGACTAAAAATTTACAAGTCATTGTAACATTTGGTCATTCCTCCCGGGGAACACAAGAAATTATACTTAAAGAAAATCAGCATATAAAATTCTTTGGCATTGATTTTGTCCTGCGTAAAGGTATTTTATACGCGAAACGAGATAAAGAAGAAAAGGTTTTCCTTTCTCCTGGATCATATTATATAGACATATCTCCTATAGATGGGACATGGGTGTCGGGTAAAGTACATACTCCTTTTGAGGGGAAATATCATCCCAAACAATAATTGGCATGAATGTAAATTTATGCCAATTGTTTAATTGAGTAGACATGCTCAATATTTTTTTTCTGATTCAGTTATTTAATTTCGGAATTATGTAGAATAATCTTGCTGTAAGATTTCTAGAATATTCTTGATGTTGATATTCAGTAAATTGCTTCGATAAAAAATCGGGAAGGTCAACGAAACAAGACTAAAGTAAATAATGCCGATAAATTATTTACAATGAAAAAGAAAATATGGATTGTAATAGGAATAGCCGCTCTTTACTTCATTTATTTACCGTTCTCCCTCTTCTGGTCGGGCATAGATAAGGGAAACGGTATGAAGAGGAGTGTAACTCTGTTGAAAACAGTGAAAAAGGATTTGGAACTCCATAAGATATTTGCCCGGCATGGAATGAAATTAATAGGCGATGGAGCTTCCTGGAGAGGTAAAACTTGTGAGATCTGGTTCGTTGTCGAAGACGGAACGAATGCCCGGATTCCTCCGGAAGTCGAGGAGTATCTGTTAAACAACCCTGACCTCGTGAAAGGCTGCCGTATCGAAGTGCAAATCAAAATTCCCCCTGAATCAAAAGAAGAGCCTTACAGGGTTTGTTGCGAAAAAATATATTTTCCATGGAGACTTTTCTATTAAATAAATGCGGAATTATGTTCCCTATTTCTACGGGAATTGCTCTGCTTGTCTTATCTTTTTCTAATTCTTGATGGAGGGAGCCAGATTCTCATCGTTGCCGACCGACTTTCTGCGGCAGTTGATGAACGAAGCGTTATAAGATTATTTTAAGCATGTGCCATCATTGATCCTGTTTCCTATAGTTTGTGTAACGCTATTCGACAAAAACATTCGCTTTTCTGTCTACAATGAGACGGAAACCCATATGAAAGAGTTGTACTATACACACGACACGTTCAAGAACACGAACGCTCTATCTGGGGAATCGTTCAGGACAGTGTGCTTTGCACGAATACGCTTCTTATGGTCAGTCTGGCCGTCAAGAGAGAATAGAACGTGGCAGGAATGAAACTGTCGCTGATTCTTCAGCGAATATTCGAATGCTTAGATGAGGAAACCTGATTTGCGTTATATCATTCCGCGTATGACAGATGGCGTCAGGTTCTTGATACGGTGATCATTAAGTCCGCCTGTGTCCCGGAGGATAAATACTGAATCATTAAGCAATAATACAGGATGCGCCTGTGATAACCGGCAACGTCTGCAATGTTGACGGAGGCCGCCTTTCGACAACATTTCCATGAAATGCATGGAGGAGGGTCGTTCGGTGGGCCTCACCAGAGCAGATGAAAATGTTTCCTGGAACGGTGTTGCAATAGGGGGGCAGGTTTTTCTGTACGAACCATAATATAAAACCCGCACATCATCAACATTTGTGCGGGCCTTTTGCTATAAAAAGTTGGAGCGGATGATGGGTTTGTAATAAATTATAATCAAATATTTACATAGTTCTGTAACGCTTCTGTAACATCCGTATGACAAAAAAGACGGGCAGCCGAAGCCGCCCGTCTGCATGCGAACCACATCAATATTTTCGGATTAGGCCACGGAGAACTTCTCTTCGCAGTGGATGGAAATCACGGTTTCCTCCCTGGTACGGGCCGCGCCCATGCCGAAGGTCACGCCAGCCAGTAGCTTGTCGATGTAATTATCCGGCTGGCGCATGTGGAACTTGGCATTTTCCCAAATACCGTACACCAGATCTTCGGATCGCCACATCGGACAAACGCGCACATACTTCTTGGCGCTGGACGATCCAACATTGACCAGCGGCAGGGAATCCGTAATCAGGAAGCGGATGCCCAGCAGCGGACTGATGAAGCCGGTCTTCAATGCCTGGAAGCCGTAGTCGATATTCTGCAACTTATCCAGACGCATCATATCGAATGCCTGCTGGGGCGTAATGGCCATACACAACGTACCGCCGCCATTGAGAGCGTAGCGGGCCTGCATGCAGGTCTTGGCAAAGAGCAGCTTATCAATCGTAATGCCGCTGGGGGTAAGCGTACCTTCCGGAGTATAATTGACCGGAACTACATTGGTCTTCTTGGTGTCGATGTCCAAGTCTTCGGTGAGTTCGTCCCAGGTGGTAATAAGCCCTTCACCGCGGACATACGGCTGTTGGGGAAGAGCTTCCTTCTCGGACCCCATGTCCCCCACGTAGTTGTCGCCCAGCAACCCTCCTGTAGTGCCGCCCTTGTAGGGGGATCCGTCCACGGCATCGGCCATGATGGAAGTCGGAGTCTGGATAATGTGTTCTCCGTAGGTATCGGAATCCTCGTCCATATCCACACACGTGCCCAGCAGGACATCATCCTTTACGCGCTCGGCCGCATTGGTAAGCTGTGTGACCATCGTAGTGGCGTTAATTGGGAGATTGGCCAGAAACTTTTCATCGTCCGTGGACCATTTCAGGAACTTTTCAAACAGTTGAGGTTTCATGTTGCGCAAGCCGAACTCCAACTCCGTGGCTTCAATCTCCTGCATTCGGGTGGTCCGTCGATTAAGTTCCGTGGAACCGACAGCGGGAATCTGGTACATCTTGCCGTTGCAGCCGTGGATGACGCGGGCGAACGGAGTCAAGACGGACACCTTTTGCTGCAGCTCTTCAATGAGCTGCTGGGTGCGCGTCTTCTCGTACATGTCTATGATAGCTTTTTCAATCTTCATATGTGTTGCTTTGCTTGTTGCATCCTTACTGCACACGAGACCTGGACATAAACAAATGGTGACGATGTCACGTGACACCGCCACCATACGCAATAGCCCAATAAAAAGAAAAAAAGCTAGTAGATCTTAACGCCGGCCAGCCTGTTAAAATGCTCGGCGGCGGCCTTGTAGCCCTTGCTGCCGGGATTGAACAAATCCTTGTGATAGGGATTATCCGGATTATTGATGATGTCGTCCATCTCCTGCTGGCGGGACTGGGCGCTGGCAGCCTGTCCGGCGCCGCGCGTCCGTTCCTCGCCCACCATGCCGCGCAGCACGTTGCAAAGACGGAACACATGCGGATTCATCAGAGCCTGGGCATCCTCCCTGCTCATCCCCCCTCGCTTCACCGCATCGGCAATAAAGCGCTTGGTGGCGGCCATATTCCCCTCAAACTCACCCTTCCACTCGTTCTTCAGGGACTCCAGAGCCTGCCTGTCCGCCTCCCGCTGGGAGGCAAGCAGGGAATCGCACACCTGGGTGACGAACGCCCCGGCGGCATCGGGAGCAATCCCGTTGGCCTTGGCATGGGAGGCAATCATGGAACGGGTTTCATCCGTTCCGGTAAAAGACTCGCCCAATTCCAAAACATACTCGTCTCCGGGGTCTCCGTTTGCCGGAGGCTGGGCCGGATCAGGGGATTCCTCCAGCGTAAAATCGAAAGGATTCACGTCACTGGGGGCGCTGTTCGGATCTGGCGTCTGTGTCGGGGCCGGATCTCCGCCCTCTCCGGGCAGGGGCTGATTGCCTCCATCCGTATTCTGGGGCGGAGGCTGGGCCGCGGGGGCTCCGCCCTGGGGCGCCTGATTGGAATCTGCTGCCGGTTGTCCGCCTCCTGCATCCGCAGGTTCTGGATAACGCAGCACGGTCGTTCGCATGGTAATGATATGGTGCATAATATTTAATTATTGGTGGTTGTAGAACTGTCTTCAAGCGGCGTCCTGGAACGCTCCTGCTCCAGCCACTTGATCACATGAAGCTGCCCGTCGCGCCTGGCAGCCATCAGCGTCAGCATTTGGGGGTCTCCGCTCAACGGAATGCCCTGCTTGTCGGCAAACAGAAACACCGGAAGACCTATCTCGAAATGTTCTTTCAACACCTTCATGGCCTCGTCGGAAATGCCTTCCCGTAAAATGCGCCGGCGCTGGGCCAGCTTCCGCTTCGTCTCTTCCTGCTGTGTATTCCTTCTCATGGTTGTTATGCTGAAAGGTTGCTTTCCTGGCTGGCGGCCCCGGCATTGTCCCGGTTGGCGGCGGCCATCATCTGGGCAATCTTGGCCTGCTGCATCGCGCCGGCTTCTTCCTCACGCTTCTTCTGGAGAGCCTTCAAATCCTTGGGTTTCCGCATGCACTCCACCGGCACGTTGGTTTCGTCGGCGATATACCGGATAGACTTATTTTCATCAAACGGATCCATCCATGCGGGATTTCCCGTCGTCTGGGCCAGATTGACGGCATGTCCCAGCGTCTCCACCAGCCCGCTCAACTTGTAGCGTTCCAGCGCCTTGGCCATCTTGCTGATGTACTTGACTCCGGGAGCCAGAATCTTCATCTTGATTCCGTACTCGTCCAGGGGCACAAACAATCCCTGCGGCTTTCCATCTTCTGGAAACTTGCCCAGGCGTTCCAGGGAGCAGAACACGCGCTCCATCATTGGGCGGATATCGGACGTAAACTGCGTAAAACTCTGGGTAAAAGTCATCATCCGCTCATTATCGCGCAGATTGGCTTCCAGGGCCGTCATCTGGCGTTCCACCTGGCTGACTGCCTGAAGGACGGAAACAAACAGGGCATCGTCGATCTCGGCATTGTACATCTCCAGCAAATCCTTGCCCACCGTGTACTCCGTGGCCGTGGCCCATTCTCTTGGAAGCCCGCTCTTGATGTCCTCCGGACGAAGGACCGTCATCCCCCCGGCCCTCATGTCCACCTCGTCCACCATGTCCGAAGTCAGCAGCACACGGGGAAAGGCCGCCGCCTGTCCGGCCACCTTCATGGCTTCCTGCATCAGCAAGCTGTCTTCAATCGTGTCCACAATGGGAGCCAGGGCGCTTTCTCCGCATACATCATTTCCATACTTAATGAAGCGCGTACCCATGTAGGGAAACTCGTAATAGCCGCTCTCCTTGATAATGTGCTGTTCCGCCGGATCCAGATACACGCTCGCCCAACTCATCTGTTCCGGCGGCAGGTTCCTGTTGCCCATCGGAGGCACGTCCCGGGGAAGAACGAGATGCCAAATCTCAAACTGCTGCGTGTACCTTCGCGTCTGATCGCCAAAGGCGTCTTTAATAGCGCCGCTTAAAGCATCTTCTCCAAAAGCGGCAGCAGCCTGGTGGGCGGTGTACTTGAACTTGCGCACCACCGTGTCAATCTCGTGATCCTCGTTCTCCGCAAGACCATAAGTGCCGGCAGGAACATGAGTGAACACAAGCGAGCCTTTCTTGATATTCTCTTCGGACATCATCAGCCCCGTGCCCGTGCCGATACGGTCAATAACCGTAGCAATGAATGAAGTGTAAAAATTACTTGCCTCCAGTTCCTTCTGGGTGATCTGCGCCGCTCCCTTCAGCCAGAACTGTTCGTCATCGGTAATCTCTTCCCATTCATCGTACTTGAACCAATTCTGACCGCGCGGCGTAATATAATTGAGGTGGGCGCTGGCCAGCTTCAGCACGCCGGTCTTGGCACGGGCACAAACACGTTCCGGCATGCCGTCGTCCTCCATCTCCGCCAGGTCTGCGGCCGGTATCAGCTTTGGCAGCACATGCCGGACATACCGTCTCCACTCGTAATTCGCCCTGCTGAACAGAGACTGGGCAATTCTGTAATAATCGGCTTCCATGTTATCCTCCCAGGGTTTTGCGTCCGCCGGTCAAAGAACCCAGCACGCCGCCGGGATTGACGGTCCGGGCCATGCCGTAACGGCGCCTGTTGGCGTTCTGACGGTTGACTTCTTCGTTTTCACCGGCATCGGCTGTAATCTGCGAGGGATCGGCGGCGCTGACGCCCACGCTCACGTTACGCTTGGCAGCTTCCTGGGCTGCTACGGTTGCGGCCCGCTGCTGCTTCTTCTGCTGGTGGGAACTATACAAGCTCCCGCCCACACTCAAGGCTGCACTGATTAACGCTCCGGTGAATCCCATAATCGTTTACTAATTGAAAACCTAAACAAGCTCCTGCGCCACGCTGAACGCATCGTCGCAGCGGTTCAGCCAGCCCTTCCCGAACACAGGAAACTGCTTACACGAACGGTAAAACGCCTGACGCTTCTCCTGCAGAGCGATAAGGAACACCGCTTCACCCGTGGCGGCCAACTGGTCCTGTAGTTCCTGCCGGGTCCTGGGGCCTACAATCCCGTCCACCGTGAGACCGGCGCCGTGGATGTTCAGGGCCCGCTGCAGGATCTTCCCAGTATTCTTGCTCCCGGAATTGAAATAATGGTCCCGCAGGATGAATTCAACGCCAGGAAAAGCGTCAGAACCCAGCCAGGAACGCACGGCGGCGGTATTATCCAGGACGTACTGAAGACAACCTTCCCAGGCCTCTTCACGTCTTCCGGCATCCAGCAGGGCCTTCAACCTGTTAAACGCGGCCGGTTCAATGCCGTCGCAAATGCCGCAAATCTCCCACTTGCCGCCCTTGTCGGCGGCGGGAAGGCGGGAAACGCGCAGGGAATCCGGCCCGGTGACGCGGCTGTCTTCAAAGCGGAGGATGGCCGCAGCCATCTTTCTTTCTGTAGTATTCATTCGTTCAGATTGTCGATAAGTTGCACAAGCCGCTTGCCTTCCACGGTGTAGCAATGACACTTGGCATGCAAATGCCACTCATTGAATTGAGCCAGGAAAAAAGCGGCGTCTCTTTCGGTAAGAAAAATTTTCATCCACTGCTCCTTTCCGGGTTCGTCCACAATGAGTATGTACAGGGTAGGCATGCGGAAACTATTGATTATTAACTAAAGGGAACTTGTAAGAAAAACTTTACAGTTGGTGTTATCGTCCGCACCGAGAAAAGTGCAAGAGAATGGCCAGTGCAGTGAGCCATACCCCGATACCATATCCAGGTTCCCCTATACACATGAGGGTAAATCCCAAAACTGTTGCTGATAAAATGGCCATTAACGACAGAAAGAATTGTTCTTCATTCACTTTTCCAGCTTCCTTTCTATGTTTTCGATGCGTACGGCAAGCAGTTGAATCGCCTTGGCCGTCTCCACCTGGGCCTGCGTCTGCATGGTCATCAAATCACAAAGGCGGTCATTGTGGTGGCTGACCACCTCCCCGATGTACCAGCATGCCCCGCCGCATATCGTCAGCGACATCAGGACGCAGGCAAACACGGGGGAAGCCTTGGCAAAATCCAGGAAACGTGCCGGTACTTCGGAGAGCTTACACATGCCTTTACTTCTTGAGTGTTTGCACGATGGGCGGAACGTCCGTAACAGGCTGGGCCTGACTGTAGGAGATATGCCCCGGTTCCAGCACCAGGCAGGAGCCGTCTTTGCATACCACCGTCTTTTCCGGCGTCACGTCCACGGAATGGCCGCAGCCCTGGAACAGGGAAAAACCAAGAGCACCAACAGCGGCGTAGGCCAAGCCCAGCAGAACCTTTTTCCACCAAGTGGACGCGCCGGAAGCCTTGAGGCCGAGATAGGCCCGAACATCTTCCAGCGCATGCTTACCGATGATCGGGAGGGCAGTATTTGCTACGGCAATCCATCCTTGTTGTTCGTTTTCCGTCAGGTCTGCCCAGTGAGGGATTGGAGTGTTGGACTCATTGTGTGCCTGGGCTGCATAGTACATGTGCATTTCTCTGGCGATAGCCTCGGCATGATTGCATTGATTATTAGTAGTCATATGATTATGTTGTTATTGGTAGAGGTAGTGAAGTAATTGAAAAACTCCACGGCGGCGGGGTCGGTCAGGATAAAAGCCGGGTAGTCCGAGACTGTAAAAATCCTGCGGCCTTTGGTCTCCGCATGGACGGCCTCAACGGTCAAAGATACCGCATCAATCATTGTATAGGCACCATCCTCCGCAAGGGTCAGGACATCTTTTCCCAGCCGGGCCCACACCTGCACCGCCTGCCACGGTTCCGCCAGTCCAACCAGAGCGGCAACGACGGCCTGCATGGCCGGTGCCTGGTCGGCTGGTATCTCGTCCGCTGTGTAGCGGTCTGTCCGGGTGTAACCGTCCGCGTCCTGATAAATGGGCGTCAGGGTGAATTCCTGCCAGTTGCCGGGCTGCGGGAACTGAATTTGTATTTCTGCGTCGTTCATCATTAGAGAGGTATGTTAATGTCCACAAAATCAGCCGTTTCTTCGGCTTCAATATCGTTTCTTGCCAATGCTTCCAGCGCGTAATAAACGGGATTGATGTTGCCGGGCTGGTAGAGGGTGCGCACCGCAGACCCCGCCTGCATGTACACATCCCCGCTCGCGTTCCCCGGCAAATCAGTAACTATCGAACTAATCCCCAAGCCCGTTTCAAAGGCATTAACGCCGCGCACCGCCGCGATTTTATGCAGCTGCACCGTCTGCCCTCCGCCCGTCAGCAAATAGAGGCTGCCGTACGAAATATATTCGCTCTCGAATTTGTACTGGGTTCGTTGATGATAGATAATTTTATTAACGATTGAAGGTATAGGCTCGTTATGCGTCGCGGGCACAAAACTTGTAGTAGTTTTCACCCTCCACCCTGCCGCCTTGGAAAGAGCGTAAATCTCACGCACCTTGACCACGTAGCCCCCGCGGGTCGCATCCCGTACATTATCAAATGTGATGTCCAGAATTTCGCCGCTGTTGTGGGCCAGATTATTGCCAGGGATAATACTGTACGATCCCTGGGTTAAATCAGATCTTGTCGTTTTGCTGCCTCGTCCGATGCCTATGGTAATTTTGCCTGCGCCGAGTATGCGCCACGGAATGGAGAATCCCGCAAAGTTGGAATAATTATGTTGACCGTTAGGCCCTGTGAAGGGAAAGACAATCGTGCTGTGAGTCCCGGCAGGCACTCTAACCTGCGCATACTGGCCGGGAATGAAAGCGGTAGTTGCCGCCGTCCCTGTCGCCGTAATGCTGCCCGTGTTGAGGTAGGCGTGCTGGGAAAAAATGTCCGTCACTCCGGCCAAGCCTGCGGCATGCAGGCGGTTGACCGCCGCCGTGTCCGTTACCGCCCCCACGGCCAGCGGGATGTTGATGCCGCCGTTGGCGTTGACGGTCCCGTCAAACGTGCCTCCCGCGACGGTGATATTGCCGGCCAGCGTCATATTACCTGATTCATCCGTCAGGTTATCCTGCTTGCTGTTCCACTTCTCACGCTCTTGAGCCGTAACGTGGATAGTAGTATTAGCTTGATGAGCGTTGAATGTGGAAACATTAAGCTTGGAAGACAGAGAGGCGGAAACTTTTTTAATGGAGCCCCAGACGGCAGACAATCCGGCGGGGGCGCCCTTAAAAGACTCCGTGACCAGGGCGGAATCGTCACTCACTTCCACTTCCGCGCCGGGGGCGACAAAAAGCGTCTGCTCCCCTGCCGCGCAGGAAGCAATCAAGACACCGTCCGTAGTGGAAACAGTGCAATCCGTTTGAGGCGTGACGGCATAAGTCTTGCCGGCAGTGGTGTTGATGATCATGTATCATGATTTCACATGCCCGCGGACGGAAAGAAAGCGTGACGGTGTCACACGGACAAAAAAATTACTTTGCCCACGGAACGCCCCTGGCCATCCCCTTGCGCATGCCACTTCTCTGTTCGGTTCTCTTGGGCGCCCGTGCTCCCGTCTTCTCGACATAACCATGCGCATACGCTTCGGCAAACGTCCGGAACCCGTCTGCGGAATGGGAACAGGCATTGTGCAGCGGCATCGAAATCACCCGGCCATTGGCTCCCGGAGGCAGCGTCTGGTAATTCTCCAGGGCATTCACGCCGCTCATATACTCCACGCCGTCAACCATGACAGGTTCTGAACACTTTTCATGGAACACGCAATGAGGCAGCAACTGACGGGTGACGTGAATCCCCGTCCAAATATCGCTGGTCCTCGGAACCACCCGGCACACCAGCCCCTGCATTTCCAGCCTCTGATCGAAACTCGTCAGATCCCAGTCCCGCTTGGCCGCATCATGGGGCAGGAAATTGGCGGCGATGCTCTGCCCGCAGCGGGCCTCCCATCCGCGCACGACGCCGATGTAATGCGCCAGTTCCTTTCCACTGGCGGAATAATGGTCCAGCACGTAAAACTTGCCGTCCCCTCCCGGCTGAATCAGCCACAGGGTCATGTAGTCGGAAAGCCCGATATCCCAGCTCACGTACAACGGACGTGTATCGTCGGGCTCAAACTGCTGCTTGAGACGCCCTTGAGCCCGCAGCATGGAAATCTGGGCGCCGTACACAGCTCCGTGCACCTGCGTTTCAAACGCTTCCGCCGGAGTGCTGGGGTATTCCTGCTTCACCAGGTAGCCAAACGTATTCCACTGGGCCAAATACCAGCGTTTCTGTCCCTCATCCAGGCTAATTCCTTCCTTGGCCAGCCCCTCGAAATACTCCCGGTGCTGGTTGTTCAAACGGAGGGGATCCCCTTCGTCCACCCGGTATTCCGACTGTTTATGCCAGGGAAAAAAGAAAAACTTGAAATCCAGCGGCGTCAGGGTACGCCCCACATTCTCCATGGCCGCCTTGGTCATACGGTAATTCTCGCCATACTTGCCTCCTTCATGCGTGGATTCCATAATCACCACGCCGTCGCGTCCCACCGTGTTAATCCCGCCGGAAAGAATCTTCAACGCCTTCTTGGGGTCATTGATAGCCACATAGCCAAACTCGGAAACGTGCAGCAACTGCATCGTGCCGCCTCGCAGGTTGGTTCCCACCCGGATATTGCTGCCCGTGGCAAACTCCGCCCTGGTGGCTGAAATCCTCCCTTTGGCGCTCACAAAAAGCTGCCGGGCAAACGTATTGATCTGTTCCCGCTCCCACTCGTCTTCCACGAACTCTTCTCCGTTGACGGGAGGATCCAGCAAAGCATGGAACGCAAAGGAAATCTTGCCCATCTTCTCCTGGGCATCCGGCAGGGTCTTGTCGATGATGCCGCAATGGAACCCTTCCCGAAACAGGCACATATCCAGCATCAACATGGCCGTATAGGTGGAAATCCCAAGCTGGCGGGCCTTCAGGATATTATTGCGGTGCCACAAGTTACGGTGCAATTCCTGCTGGGCCCAGTTCAAACGGAAGCGGCATGGAGGACCGTTCTTGCGCTCAATCCAATACAAATGACTCAGCCTCCATTCCTGGCTTGTCCAGCAATTCTCGTACCAATGCTTACTCATCGTTACCCTCCGTTCAACCGTTGCGCCAGCCGGGCAAACTTCCCCATGCGGTGTTTCTGCAACCCCTGGGGACCGTAGCCTTTCACCTCCCGGCACCAGACCACGTGCGTGTACCCCAGCCCCAGCAGGTAATCCGCCTGGACGCCGATACGCGCCCCAATGCCGCACACAAACAACACCAGAAACGTATGCGCGTCATCCCCGTCCACAGGATCCCGCGGAACGCCCATGTACACGCAATCCGGGGCCAGATGAACAATGCCGCCCATGTCCAGAGCCGTACGGATATGTTCCCCGTACAATCCTGGCTTGATGCTTTCCAACACGTCCCATGCCTGTTCCAATGCGTTCATCATCCCTGCATCGCCAAAAATTCACACCCGGCAGGACCGCTGAACCGCAGCCCCACCACATGCTCATACTGCCACCGGTTCACCGTAATCACTTCGTGCCAGCCCTTCGTCATCACGGGGGCGTTGCTGGCCACGGGAACCCATTGCTCGCCGTCTCCAGTCACCCGCAGCGGTTCGGTCAGGCAATCTTGTCCAAAGAGCACGGCTACCGGGAACTTCGGATTTCTCTCCACCCGTGTTTCCAGGGGGTTGCTCAAGGCGTTGGTCAGCAGCGTGGACACGTAATCATTACCCACATCATCGTAGGGGGAATCGTCGTCCACCACCTCGATATAAAGAGAACTGTCCGCCAAATCCCCCGCGGCCGTGTACGTCTCGCGTTTCACAATCAGGAACAGGCGGTCGGAACGGGAACCGTCCGGCATCGCGCAGACGGCAAGAATGCGTCCGTCGGTAATCCATCGGTGCCACGCGTTGACCTCGTGCATCGTATTGTAAGTGCACAAGGCGAGTTGACCATCCGCCAGCACAAACACCGCCACCGTATCGGGATTAGTCAACAACGTGCCATGCTTCGCGCCTCCGTGATCGCGCAGAATATGAGGGGCCAACACGGTCAAATCCTTACTACGGAACCCATCAATCTCGAACGAATATCCATACTCACGGCAACGGTTCGCTCCCCGCTCAATATAAAGAATCTTTTCGGAAGACAGAAGGGCGGGAATAGCTTTGGAACCAATATGTCCATGTGCTTCAATCTGCCTGTCGGAAGAAGTAATGCTTCCTTGCCTGGACCCGGCGGAAATAATCCACTCGGCCTCCGATGTACCACAAGCAAGACGGTAATCCAGCACTTTCATCCAGCACACCGGATTCTGGGATGAAGTGGCCATCGTCAGCGCCAAAGCCGCGTCATCGCTGTCCCCGGTGAAAAAATTATTGAAATCGTCCGTGCGGCTCATCCAGACAGTCTGCGGCTGTTCCCGCGTGGAAGCGAACACCAGCCGCTGATTGTACACCTCACAGAGCAGCGGGAACCCGTAGCGTTCCGAAAAGGCCGCCCAGCTCCAGTTGTGGACCGTCCGGCGCCCCACCCATTCGACGGGAACCTTGTCTTCACAGGACCATTCCACGGCGGCCACCTCTCCGGCATCATCCAGCGTGGGCACCGCCCGCAGCACCATATCATGACGGTAGCCGGGAACAATCAGCCGGTTCCCGCAGCTATCCGCCGGGAAGCCGGACGCCAGGGAATCCCCCATGAACTTGCTGCGCGTCAGAAACAGGCGGAGGAAACATTCCTCGTCGCTCTCGTCCCCCGTCAACTGCGTATTACTCGCTTCCCCAATCCGGGAAAAGCTTGTGCCGGCCGTCTCCCAATCACTTCCCAAATCGCCGGAATCATAGCACTTGCGCACCTCATAGCTCCCGTACCACAGACCGGAACAATAAAACTCCCACTTCCCCCGGCAGGTGAGAGCATTACCCACGGCCAGACCGCGCACGAAATAACCCGGATAATCCCCGAACCCCGTGCCCATATCCACCATATCCGCCTCCGTAAAATCCCGGATGCAGGTGAAATACTCCCAGTAGCCGGACTTGATGGCCACCTTCGTGCCCTTATCCACAAAACCGTTCCCGTTCACATCCTTGACGGAATAAACGGGCGTCACTCCTTCAAACCCGTCCAAATTCTCCGCCTCTACAAAACAATCGGGATAACAGGCGGGCTCATCCAGCCCCTCCGTGTACACATCCGCGGAAAGCGTCTGCTTGCAAATATAGTATTTGACGGTGGTATCGGTATGGACGGCCAGGCGGTCCCCCTTGGAAGCTGTCCGCAATCCGTCCGCGATAATGACATTCCGGCGCAGATCTCCCCCCTTGGCGAACGCCTCCTGCTGTTCCAGCCAGAAACTGGCCCGCAGCAGATCCATACTTTCAAGGGAACTTTCCCCGGGTTCTTCCTCCGGGTCGAACTCCACCGTATAACGCATGCCTCCCGTCACGGGGGTGCAGGCCAGCGTCAAAAAATGATCCCTCTTCTCATTCACGTACCGCCAGGGATGATGCTTGAACTCCCATGCCTCCAGCGTCCAGACGCCGTCACCGTCCCTCTTCAGCACCATGGGGCGGTTATCCTGCGTAGTCAGATACAACAAAGCATTCAACTGGCGCCACCGCACCGTATCGGGATCCAAATAAAAATCCATCCCGTCCTCGCCGTCCGTAAACCGGGCCGCCTCGGCGCCCTCCATATCCAGCACCCTGACCACGTCGCCGGCAATCTCCACCAGAAAGCGCAGGCCGTCAGCGTCCGCATAGGAATAAACGTAAGGCGCCAGACGGCTATGCTCGCTCAAGGCGTCTGCGAAAAAACGCATCCCGCGGCGGCGCTTCACGCCCCCCATCTGCGAAACCTCCCAATTCTCCAACACCCGGCATCCGCGCATATAGGCGTCCAGGTCGCACCGTGCCGCCAGTTCCGGGCTCTGTTCCCCTCCGTTGAAGCATGTTCTCGTTTGCATTTTCAGGAAATAGATAAAATTTTAAGCTGGAACGTCCTGATGAAAGCCGGATAACGCGGGCGGCCCATCAGCGCATTGCAGGAATTGAACCCCTGCATCGTCAGGAGCATCCCCGTATCTCCGTCAACAAAAGCATTCAGCCAGGAATGGGTGGAACCGTTCACCACACGGCAGGCCCACGGCCACGCTACGGAACTCACCGTCTCGCCGCGTCCATGCCCGTTCTTCTGCCCCTGTCCCTGGATATGGGCCAGGCCGCTGCCGGAACCGGACAGAGTGAAACGGGTTCCCGCGCTCTTCTTCTTCTGTCCCTTCGTCCACTGAACAAACAATCCAGTGCCGGGCAAAAACGGAAGGGAATAACTGCGACTCCCGGAACCGTCCTGCTCCCGGATGGAAAGGGGCGCGTCGTCAATCACGGGAATCACGGCCTTCACCTCCACGGAATCCCCCGGGCTGACGGAATGCAGGGAAGCCCCCTCGTCCGGGTAAAACAGAAACACGCCGTTGGACTCGAACATCACGGAAGGCAGCGCATTAAACGAAGAATGCACCATGTACCGTTCCCCTCCCACCGTCAGCTGCATATACCTTTTCGGCGTCACCAGATTCTGCACGGCCGCCACCGCGTGCACCCAATAAGCCCGCTCCAGCGTACCTGCCGCCGGCAGCTCCACCGTCAGCCTCCGCATGCTGGACGTATCTTCCGGGTAAAGCTGGCTATCCCCCAGGCAAACATGGCTCACCGCCAAATCCCCCAGGCAAACATCCTCCACAAAACTGTTGATAAATCTCGTTCCGTTAGTCACTCTCATAGCCGTAAAAAATCAGGATGCAACACTCGCTGCCATAATATACAGGGTCTTGGCGTCTCGGGCGGTCAGTTTATTGTATTCCTCCCTGGTCAACACCTCGATGCGCTCCACCCGCGGAGACTTGGGAATATACCCGGCCAGCTTGCCGTTGACGCTCGTCGCGGTATCGTAGCCTTTCCCCTCAACCCAGCTCTGCGTGGCGTAAGGCTTCAGCTCTTCCGCCACATGCTTGCGGGTTTCCTCCTTCGTGAACACCTCGCTCTTGTTGTAATAAAACCGGGACAGGTAATCCGCCGTCTGCGCCGCCGTGGGAACCGCGTTGCCCCTGGCATCCGCCGCCGTCCCGTCAATCGGATTGCCCAACGAGGAAGCCAGATAAACCCCGGCCATTAAATCCGCCGTGGCGCTCTCAAGCTCCAGCCCGCGTTCCTTGCTCTGCGCAAACTGGCCGGACGTCGCCAACCCCAAATAATAGGCGTCTCCAAACCACTGCGGCGTCTCTCTCATCTGGCTGTCCAGCCAATCCATGTGCCTGCTGCCCCATGCCGACGGGCTCATGTGCTGCAACGCTCCGCCATACACCAGATTATTAGCCAGCTTGTGATCCTCCGTAGCCCCAACCCCCTGCTGGTACGGAATCGGATTGCTCTGCCCGAACTGGCTGCCCAGCTTGACGACGCCCGCGCTATTCAGCCCGGCCCAATTAACCCCTGCCGTGCCGTCGTTGTTAATGCCGATGCACCACGTGCCGGGTACACTGCTGGTCGAAGGCTTCATTGCCCCATAGCGGCCATAAGCCGCAGCCTGGGCCACCATGCGCCCCTCCGCGTCAAACCCTACGGCCCCGCCGTCTGCAAGCACATCCGCCGTCGCGGGCCTCACCGTGCCCGGCGTCGTGAAATCCGCACGGGGCACGCTCATCTGGCCGGAAGCGTCATTGCCCACCGGCGCCCCGTCCTGCACGGTCGTATCCGTTCCCAACCGCACCAGGCCGTAAATCTCCGCCGTCGCAATATCATTGGCTTCGCCCACACATACCCAGCTCCCGGAACCGTCGTCAGACTCAAGCCAGGCGTAAACGTCAAAATGGCGATTCTCTTCATCATCATACCAGGGGCAATAATAATAAAACCCTCCGTTGCAGGTCTCCCCGCTCCGGGGAATATGGTCTTTGTCGGGGACAATAATCCGGCGCACCCTGGCCCCGTCAACACCGTCCTTTCCGGCGGCGGCAAGCCCCGTGTCCTCATACTCGCCCGTCAGCACGTTCCAGGTGCACCAATGGCCCGCGGCATTCACATACGGGCTGTGGCCGTCCTTTCCGGCAGCGGAAACCTCCGTATCGTCCCACTCCTGCGTCTCCACATTCCAGATCATCCATGTCCCGACAGCGGAAAGCCTGGGACTCTTGCCCGGATCTCCCGTCACCTGGTAGCCGGTATTGCTCCCGCAAATCCACCACGTGTTGGTTTCCGGGTTCGGCACGATAGCGGAAGTAATGTGCCCTTCCACCTCCGCCAGTTTGGCGTCCAGCGCGTTCAGCTTGCCCAGGGCATCCTGGGCCCGCTTCACGGCATCTTCCGCCTCCTTCCGCACCTGTTCCATCTCGCCCAAAGCCTTCTGGGCCTCCCTGGAGGAATCCGCCGCGTCCTGGGCCGCTCGCTGCGCATCCGTCACCGCCCGCCATTCCAGCATGCAGTGAGCCGCCGCGTTGCCGGGAACCCTCACAGCCAGCCGGCGCACCTCCGTATCGTCCTCCACGCGGGCAAGCTCCAGATTGGTGCCCATCACGCCCAGCCGTCCATAAGCCAGCCGCAGGCGGTCTCCGCCCTCGCTGGTGGCCCGCAGCTCGTACAGATACACGCCCACATCCACCATGGGGAACACCATCATCAGCGTATTGGCGCTCTCCGCCTGGGTAATGTCCAGGGCTCGTTCCGTGCCATCCGGTGCTGTGAGGACGCCGTCAAAGGTCACGTTATCCAGCACAAGGGCATTCCCGGAATCATCCATGAAATCCAGCCTGTAAGTCGGCTGGCAGCCCGCCAGCACGGTGAAATTCTGCTCTGCTCCCAAAAAATCAAGGTTCATGCTCCATATCATGGAGAACTGGAGCACGCCCGCGCAAGTGTGACGGTGTCACATGGATGGGGAGACTAAAAAACACGCCCTGCCTCTAGGAAGAAGCAGGGCGCGGAGTAGCTTTCTTTGAATCAATTGTTGATTACCAAGTTTGAAGAATAATTGATCTATAGCACTTGCGTGTCTCCGGGTCTTGCCATTCTATTTTTCTTTGAATATGCTTCCCGGTCTCTTTGTCAATAGGGGAGCTTCCTTCATTCGCATATGTTGTATCAACAAGAAGAATGGGAGGAGTATCTTTTTTTAAAATAAGTATACATTGATTCAATCCACCGTTTTTCCCATTTTCGTAAGACGGTCCTATAACAGTAAAAGTTATGTCTTCCATTAGGAGAATAACATACAATATTTCTCATGTGAAAGTCAAGAAAAAATATTAAGTTTCTTTATAATTAAAAACTATTTATTTTAATCTCCTATTCAATAAAATATTTAACAAAAAAATGTTGGCTACCGAAATGACCGCCATTTTCCCGAAACTCTTCTAAACTCACTGTTTTACCTGCGGTTTCACCAAGGGTTCCCCCTTGGCTGCCTGAATAATCGTCTGCCGGAACTCGTCATCTGTGGAAACATGAACGTTTGACTTCTCCAGCCCGTAAATCTTAGCCAGTTGCGCACGCGCGGCCAATCGGTCGCGGGAGGGAAGAGTTGCATTGCGGCTGTCCTTCAGCAGTTCTGCCGTCAGCTCCCGCTTAATCATCTCCACGCTCGCCTTGTCGGCAGCGCGCAGATCCTCCAGCAATTTGGCCACTTCCGGCTTGGTCAGCGTCTTCTTGGCATTCTTGCCCGCCGTCTCCCGGCTCGCCCCGTAAATGCGCATGTACGCCTCCACATGGTCTTCCCCTGCGGCTACGGCATGCGCCAATTCGTATTGCTTCGTATTCAGCATTTCCATCGTTCTATTTCCTTTCTGGTTGGGTTTGTATTCTCTTAAGAAACTTCTCAGTATCAGCCATCCACCCTTGCAGGGTAATGGTGCCGCTGGGCGTCAGCTTGTACATGCCCACGGGCTTTCCGTCGCGCTTTTCGACTTTCTTGGCCACCAGTCCGCAGCGCATCAGGCGGCTTAACTGCTGGCGCAGCGCCTCAACCGAACAGGGGATAACGTTAGCCAGCTCTGCCAGCGTCATGGCTCCCAGCAGCCCCAGCAGCCGCATCACGGCGCACATGGTAGGCTGGAGCGGAGGCGTCACCCCGCAAGCGGCGCAATCTCCCGCCAGCACAATCAGGTGCAGCATTTTCCTGTCGTTCAAGGGCATCATCTGCTCAAACCTCCCTGTAAGTCGTGGCGGCAGCGTCCCATTTCAGGTCAATGTAACCAATCTCCCCGAAGCGGTTCTTGCCGACGATGATTTTCGCCTCTGCCGGATCTGCGTTTTTGTCCATGACGTAAGGCCTGTAGAGCAACAATATCTGATCTGCGTCCTGTTCGATAGACCCTGAATCCCTCAAATCGGATACACGGGGAACCCCGGCTTCCTTCCCGGCGCGTTTCTCCGCTTCCCGGTTCAACTGGGCCAGCACGATCACCGGAATATTCAGTTCCTTGGCCAGAGCCTTGAGGCCGGCGGAAATCTCCGACACCTCCCGTTCCCGGGAAGACTGGCGTCCGGTGGGATTGGCAAGCTGCAGGTAATCCACGCCGATGCACCTCACGCCGTGGTCCGCAACCATGCGCCGGGCGGTCGCCTGGATCTGGTCAATCCTCAAGGCGCCCCGGTCGTCCACGAAGAAAGGCAGGCTCCTTACCTTGCGAACCGCGTTGGTGAAAGCATCCTGCTGCCACTTGGTCAGCTTGATGCCTCGGCGCAGATTGGCCGCATTGATTTTGGACATGCCAAAAAGCGTGCGTTCAAGCAACTGCTCCTTGGACATTTCCAGAGAGAACATGCCTACTGGCACCCCTTCGGCGGCCAGATTGTACAGAATGTTGGTCATGAAGGAAGTCTTCCCCACGGCCGGCCGAGCTCCGATGACCACCATAGCCGTGTTCTGTAAGCCGTCCAGCATCCTGTCCAGGGAGGGGTAGCCGGTAGGAAGCCCCTTGGTCTGTCCTGGATTCTTGATGCGAAACTCCAACCCTTCCACCACCTTCTGTGTGCCATCAGCCATGCGCGCCACTTGGGCCACTCCGTAACTTTCCCGCAAGGAGGACATCACCTTTTCGGCTTCCGCCAGCACTTCGTCTTTGCTCAGGGTTGGGTTTTGAAGATTTTCCAGCCCGGAAATGAACAGGGATTCCACATCCCGCTTCTTCTTGGCTTCCATCAGAATCTTCACGGAGGGCTCGAACTGGAAATGGTAGGCAAAGCTGGTTGAAAGCTCGACAAGCCCGGCGTGACCTCCTACGGATTCAAGCTCGCCGGCGGCTTCCAGGTGCTGGATCAGGTCGGTGATATTGACCTTTTCCGGAGTCTTGGCCAGAGTCTCAAAGGCGCTCCAGACCTTCTGATGGGCCAGAAGGACAAAATGAGCCTTCGTGAAACCTTGCTCGATCAGGGCGGCTACCTTGTCGGCGCCGTCAATGCAGTTGCCAAGAACGGTCTTTTCGGCGTTGAGTTGTGTTTCTGTAAAATGCATGATGGTTTCTTATTGAGGGTTAAATGTTTTTTCTAAATCTTGGATCGAAGGGGTCGCTTTCTCCTCCGGGTGGTTGGTTGGCAAGCTTCTGCCTTTGCTCCCTCAAAGCATCGTCCTTCGTCCAAATTGTGGCTTTGGACTTCCAGTTTCGGATGAAGTTGCCTTGCTCCACATAGTGGTCGTAAAACCTCTCTGCGGAACTTCTCAACGCATCCGGGTCCAGGGGATGGACAAAGCATTGACGCATGTGTGCCTCCACTTCCTCGACAGATTCCGGCAATGGAACCATGGGAGAAGGTCGAGAGGGTGGGGGAAAATCAAGCAAGCCGTCAGGCGCAGCTTCCTTCGTCTTCGACTCCGTCTCCGATTTCGTATACGTATTCGTATTCGACTCCGTCTCCGTATAGGCGAGCGGATGACGGTCACGTGACTGAAATATGTCTGACACATGTCCGTCATTTGACTGACAAGCGTCAGTTTTTTCTTCATCAGGGGCAGGAAACTTACTCTTCTTCGCCCTGGTCCTTTGGTCGAACTGCAAGACCTCCAGATAACGCTTCCCTTCGACACCGTACACCCTTACAAGACCCGCGGTCACACAAGCGGTGAGCCACTTTTCTATGTCCTGGTTACTGACATTGCCTATTTTGCGAGGCATTATCTTTCCGATCAGTAGAGGAGGGTCGGCGTGATACCGTCCATAGTCATCTACAGCAAGTAAAAGACGATGATAGAAGCACTCTTCCACCCAACTCAGCTTATCAACCTTGTCGGATGTCAGAAACCCTTCCCTGATGATTCTATTAGGCATGTTCTATGGTTCAATCAAACGTAGTTCATCACACCTCTTGCAGACATAATCCAGCACCGTGCCGGCGTCCTGGTGTTTGATGCAGAGCAGAAAACCCGGCTTGCCGAACTCTTCTACCCAAAACTCTATCTCCGGGCCTATGAGGTCAAAATACACGCCGTAGCGGCCTGTACGCCCCAATTCCCCCTTAATGCGGCAAAGCTCCTGAATGCAGCGGCATTCTTCCTGTTCTGGTGTTTCCATAGGAAAGCAAACTGCCTCATTTTCAACTCCAGCACGGATGCCGCGGCCTGATTGGTCAATATAAAGGTGCTTCATCGCCCCCCTCCTTTCCATGAAGTTTTGCATTAAGCCACCTTTGCGTAACCAAACCGTAAGTATCAGCACGTAAACGTTTCAGTCTCCGCATGATGGACATTATCCGGTCTCGTTCAATAAGGCCTCCCGAATGATTTTCTAGAAGCTTAACCAGATTGCTTTCTTGTAAGAAAAGACTTTCGTAAACCTTCAGAAGAACGTCTGTTTCCTGTTGAGTTATCATGCGGTCCTCCTTTCCGTGGCTTGTTCAAACTCGAACACGGCCTGCTTGCTCAACTCCACCATGGACCATACATCATGAGGGGAAACCAACAAAACTTCCCCACTGAAAAGATGCACCAGCAACCTGCTGGGGGTAGCTCCCTTCACACGGGCTCTCCTGCCGCATGTCACCAGAACACACTGTCCATAACAAAAACTGGTCCCGCAAACACGATTAAGGGTTTCAAGTTCGGTTTGAGCAACAAGCTCTTCAGCCGCCTTTTTCTCCTTCTCCCTCTTCTGCCTGGCGGCCTCGTCCCGCTTTCTGGCAGCTTCGGCCGCCTGATTGGCACGCAAAATCGCCATGGACTCGCGTTCGTCCTGCTCCTGGGTCTTCGTGAGTCCCGCCTTTTTGCGGAGCCTGTAATCTCTCCAGATTCGGCGCTTCCTCTCTCTTTCTTCAGGCGTCATGCTCGGCCCCTCCTTCCTGTTTGGGAGTGTACATGTCACCCATGCGGCGCCTGCGTTCACAGCAATCCGCCCTAGTTCCATTTTCAAAGAGACAACCCGCGCATGGGTTTTCCTCGGAAGCTTGCCGGGTTTCCCCGGCAAGATCCCTGGTATAAACCATGCGTACCAATTCCTTGAAATAGTCGCTCATTAGACAGGCTGTGTCTTCATCATGAAAATCAGCGCAAATACCCCTCAATGCCAGGTATGCCAAATACTCTTCTTCAGTAGAGCAGCCGTGTTCTTCCTTGGTCAATTCCGCGACATCCCAATAATTATCACAGAGAGGAACCATCAAAGTAACAACCTTCATTACCTGTGCCCTCCTTTCATGGAAGCAAGCGTTGCGGCAAGGGCGGGGTTTGATGTTGAGTCTTCGGCAAGGTAGAAGGACTTCTTGGCGCTTTCCAATGCGCGGTTAAGCAGAAGAGTTGCCATTTCGCAACGTGTCGCCTTCACGTAAACACTTCCTTCATCCCACTGGATAAAACCGGAATTGATAGCAGTAATCGCGGCAAGAACATCGCTGTCTTTTTCATCTATTTCCGTCAGGGCAAAAAAAGTCTTCCGCCTCTTGTCCAAAACCTTGAAAGGAATCTTCTCTTCAAACGCATTCGCTGCATTTTGCAGAAGAATGGCGGCCTCATCGAAGGCTCCCTTCACGCCATTGACAACCTCTTCCTGGTTGTCATCAAAAAAGACCAACAGGTGAAACATATCCAGAATGGCTTCGGCCGCGCCCCGGAGCATGATGGCATTCTCTCCGAAGGCTATCAAATCCTCTTCATCGTACCGCTTCTTCCTGGGAGCGGCGGGCTTCTTGTCCGTCCTGGCAGCCTTTGCCGGTTGACAGGTCTTCCCGTCTGTCGTACTTACTGGCTTGTGAGCAATGATAGGATTAGCCGTCTTGACATTATTCACAACATCCGCCCCTTTCCCGTTGCCGCGGGAGAGGGGTTCTGCGTTTACCAGTAGTGCTGTAGTTGTATTCATAGCGATCATAATCTTATTTATTATCAATTAACTATTATTATTTAATCAGGTTCAATCGACGCGCCCCGGACAGAGGCGTGAAGAAATAGTTAGTCTTCGTCGCACAAGGAGAAGCCTTCGTCATTCAATTCAAAGACGCCCAGCCAGGGAGCCTTGATAAAGGCGACGTAGAAATTGCTCTCGTCCTTGCGCCGCACCACGACAAATTCATCTTCCGGAGAAAAACGATAAGTCCTTCCACGGTTAGGCATGGTGATAATTAACTGGGAATTTAACATTACCCTGTCGCCCGTATCAAAAGGCTTTGCCTGAACAGGTTTAGATGCAGTATCAATATTGCTTGTAATCATTGTATTATGTATTTTCTAATGGTTATTGTTTCCTCATGCCGTGAGGGCGGGACGGTTTTTTCCAAGCCGTCAAAAGCTTTCATGGGAGTAGGAGACTCCGGACAAAATCCGGAATGCGGGCTCTTGCCGGCCTGCAGCTCGGCGTTATCCAGCTCCATGGCCAGCCAAAGCGATAACGCCATGAACAAGCCACTTGCAGCCGCCGCCAACATTTCCAGAAGTGTCTTCATCTGCTCACTCCTCCTTCTCCATATTCTCGGAGCAACGCCCGGCGGAACTGCTTGCCGTGCACCTTCATCTTCCCCTGCTTGCCCCAGTACAGGATCTCGATCACATGCCCCTTGTCCTTCAACTCATGGACGGTCCTCTTGATCACATCCCGGTCGGAATCGTACATCAGGGCCAAAGTCTTGCAGTCGTAAAACTCTGATTCAGGGTAGGTCATAATATTTTCATTGTTAAAGCTCGTACCAGCCGAGCAGCTTCAATTCTTCGATCAGATCTTCTTCCATAATTCAGTCGTCGTAATGTCCGTCAGGGTTGGGTCCACAGTTCTTTGCATGTGGGGATCGAGCCATTTCAGACATGGCATCATCCAAATCAGTGAGTTGTTCCCGCAACGTGGCGGCATACTCACCCGCCTGGTCCAAAGTCATCCAGCGGTCGTCTGCCCAGATAAGGCCCATTTCTTCGTCGTATTCGATAGTTGGCATATCTAATCCTCCACGTCTGCATAGGCTATATAGTCCTTCATATCCGGGCGGAGGCAGGACCCTTTACCGACAAAAGGCGTGAAGACTTCGGGAGTCGTGTCCCACAGCTTGTAGAACTTATTGGTGAGCCAAATTCTGCCCTTGGGTGTAAGATAGGGCGTTATCTTGGGTTCCTTGATGCCGCTTGTATGTGCGATTTCTCTATGAGTAATTTGGAAATATCCCCTTTCAATGCAATACTGGCTGGGCTCATTGTGATACGCGCCCACCTTGCCGAGGATTCCAAGCTCCCGGAGAAGAGCAAAAAGCCGTCTTTCCCCAATGATCATTCCTCCCTGGGTAAGTATCTTTGCGTAAGTGCCCACCTTCTTACTGCCCTTTGATACCTCTACAGATTTCCCGTAGATTACATAGGCTGCGTTCCTTTCCCGTTCGGCTTCCAGCTGCTTCAAGCGTTCCGTCTGCTTTTTGATCGTGTCTCCGGCAATTATCATGGCTCGCGCCATGATCTCTTCCGGCGTTTCTTCCGGACGGCTGACCATGTAGCCACCACTCTTGCGGATGGAAGGAAGCACTTCTTCAAAAACCCACGCCTCAAAGCGCTGTGCGGATTCCAGCTTGGAGCCGCAGATCAAACGCATCATGTCCGGTTCGTTGATGATGCGAACTTCCTGGGTGCGTCCGAGGCTGTCGAGGATGGGGTAACGTTTCGTTACCCCACGGCAATGGTCATTCATTGCCTTGGATTCATTGGCGTAACCAAGCGCTGCGCACACATCCTTGCCGACGAACCAGGGTTCTTCATTAATGGTGACCGTCCGGACGGAAAAGCCAAGATCGGCATTCTGGAACGGTACAACACCGTTCTGCGACATCAAGGCATTTTCGCCTTGCGGACTTCTGTTTATTGTGTTAGTAGTCATACGTTTTAGTTGATCGGGCTTATGCCCGTTTTGGTGGTCACCTGCTCCAACAGGTGGCCGCTTTTGTTTGGATGAACAGCATCTCCACTGGGCACATTCCATAATCTGCGGAAAATTTGTATTCAGGAGTCGGCGAGAGGCCTGTGCGGTTCCGATCTTGCTTTCAACCAAGCAAGAACTTTCGACAAACGGTACCTAGGACGTCTGCCTTTCGGATGGATCGCTGTACCGACTTCAAGTTTTGGGCATCCTTCTCGGTCCCAGCGCTGAATCGTTACAACACTGACTTTTAATGTTTCCGACAACTGCTTTCGTGTCAGGAATATCTCTGTTCTGTCCTGTTCTTTCGTGACCATGAACAAATGATTACTCTTGAAAATGAGATTAGTCAATTATTATTTTTACAAGCGCGGAAATGATATTGACAGAACAACAATGACCATGTATGAATATTGCCATGATGGAAGATGGTTCAACAAAAAACCAGCAATCAGGCATGGAAAATGGAGAAAAAAAATCGACTTTGTCTGTGCAAGACATAAAAAATACCCTGTCCATGTTCAAAAAAGACAGAAGTTGGTTGGCGACGTCGCTTAATCGCTCGATCTCAACAGTGAATGGTTGGCTTTCGGCAGGAAAACCCATACCATCCAAATGTATCAATGAAATTCAGATATTATTCAATGAAGAAAAGATCCGACAAAACAAAACAGCAAAATCCATTACTGCCTCATCGGACGAAGAGTGGGAAAGTTGGGAAAAAGAGGCTGAAAAATATTCATGGCTTTTTGACAATATTCAAGAATGGGCTAGAAGCGTATTAAATCAAGAGGTGACAAAATCACAGGAATCACTTTCTGTTAATAAAGAAAAAAATAAAACTTATGACAACCCAATTATATTTCCTATAGATTCAAGTTCTGCAGAGCTTTGGGGGGTGGTGTATGATTTTTCAAAAATAAATAGTTTGGGTGAAGGGAAATATACATTTTTAGATCCTCCTAAATCAATCACTATTATATTAAATATTGCTGCTAAGAAAAAAATAGAAAATACTATTAAAGATAACAAAACTTTTTCTTTGAAATCCGCTGAAAGAGCTCTTGATGATTATTTAACAGAAGCTGATTTTGAGAATGAGCGTAAAATGTTTATTTTTTCACCTGGAGATACACTAATGTGGTCAATTGCAGCAGCTCTGGATGGAACTAAAAGTGTAAACGAATGGGCAAATAAGATTATTGATGCAAACGTTGAGAAAAAATTACTTGAACGTATAGGTATTACTGATGAAGACGACGAAATCTCATTCTATAGATAAATCCTCTTTTTTATTTTCCGTTAGCCGTCCACGTTGGGAAACGCGGGCGGTTTTTTATTGCCATTACAGCCGTGTACAGTAGCATCCTCCCAGAAAAGCGCTCCTGTTCAGCCCTTGGCCTCCGGGTCAGGGGCTTTTTTGTTGTTCTTTGTCCAAAAAATGGATAGTGTTTCAGTATATGTGTAAATTACTCTGCTTACTTAGTCTCTGCTGTCTCTCTCTTTCAGCGTTTGCAAGTTTTGAAGAGTATTTCCAGAGAATTGAACAGGCGGAACAGTATGCCAACGAATTGAACCAGCCGTCTGGAGAAGGCATTGCTTCCTCCATGCCGGATTACATGCCGGGAATAGAAATGACCGCCGAAGAACTTTCTCCGGGGTGGATGCGCCCTGTCCTGAACGTGGTGCGTCCCGAATGGGAAGAGAGGCGTAACCGCTGGGAAGAGCTGGGGGCCGCCGCCCTGTACGGAGATTTTTTGAAGGCTGGGAAACAGGATGAGCTTGACGCGCACGTGCGGGAAGTGATGGACAAGAATAAGGTTTTCCGGGATTTCATGGAGGAAGGGGACAAGCCGCTTTCCCGCATGTACATGGGCCGGGAGGTGATGAAGGCATTGTACGGTTCCCGCTTCCATGACGTGCCGGAGATGTATTTCCATTCCCGCGGCGAGCAGATGCCGGAGGCTGGCAGGCAGTCTCTCAACGATGGGTATGCCGCCATATGGGATGATTTTTCCGGCAAGACACGCAAGAGGTATGCTGACTACCAGCAGAAGAAGGCGGAGTTTCAGCGCGGCCTGGAAGAGTTTGGCCGGGAACTGGAAAAGGCGCTTCCGGAAGCCGTCCTGCAGGGAAAGACCCTTTCCCCTGATGTGATGGAGAAGGCTACTCGCTACGGTCAGGCGGAGAAGGTGACGGCCAGCCTGCAGCGGGCCCGCGCGGCCGTTGACCTGCTCCGCGGCGTGAACCGCGGCGGAGTTTCCCGCGGAGTTCACGAAGGAGCTGTCCGGGCGGAGGCGGAACGGATTGTCCGGGAAGAGAACAGGGATGGAAGTTATTACCGGTTTCTGGGCATGGATCTGGGCAAGCCGAAGACGGAAGAGGAAGCCGAGCAGCAGGCGCGGGCCAACATGGGCAACAGCTACGAAGTGACGCGGGAGTTTATTTCCCACCTGGTGAACGTCCTTTCCGACGAAGAGGGGCAGTTGGATGAAGGAGCTCTGGGCGCCATGATGCTGGCTCTGGACGCGGACGCACAGGGTCAGCAGACGATCGACAGCCGGTTTGTGCGCAATATGGGCGAGGCCCTGAAACGCTGGTGGACGGATAGTGACGATTTCCTGCAGCGTTACACAGGAAAAGATCCCTTTCATGAATTTCTTGATGTGCGAAACGCTTTGACAGGCGGGAAGCCCCTGACGCTGGAGGGGTATTTGACGGAGAAGCAGCAGGAGGAAGAGACCCGCCGGCGACTGTACGAGGATCCGCGCGTGGAAAAGTTGAAGTTTGCTTTGTCCCGTCTTGAGGACACCCGGTTGAGCGCGGCGGATAAGGCCGGGTTTCTGGCCGGATCCCTTACAGAATTGGGAACGATTACCGGCGACAGTTCCCCCGCCGTTCTGGCCGGTCTGGTTAGCGGCGGTTTGTCCATAGCCGCTTTCGCCCCTGCCTCCATGAACCGGAGCATTGCCCAGGCTCACGCGGAAGGGAAACGGAATGCCGAGCTTTACGGGTTGATTACGGGCGGCTTTGACGCCCTAGCGGAAGGCAGCTTCGGCGTCGCGGTGCGCAAGGTTCCTTTTGTTGGGAAGCTGATGGATAAGGCGGCGCTGGGACTAATTGGCAAGCCTGTGGTGGGGAAAGCGGCCGCTGCCGTGCAGAGCAATTGGTTTCTGCGCTACCTGGGGGACCGCGTGGCGGCGGAAAGTTTGGGCGAACTGGTAGGCGAAGAGGTGATCAGCCAGACGGGAAGCTACCTGACGATTCAGGGGATGCGCGGCCTTGGCGTGGATATGGATGCCCCGGAGTGGAAGCCTTTTTCCACGGCCTGGGAGTGTATCCAGGACGAACGGCAGAGCGCGGCCACTGTGGCGTATTGCGCGGCCCTGGGGTTGATGGGGCTTTCCGCCGATATGAGGGCGGCCCGGGAGTTTTCCCGGAACCGCGAGAATCTGATGACCGTAGGGCTGAAGCCGGAGACGGCCGCCCGTTTGGCGGCGATGACGGAGGACACCATGAACCAGGCCGCCCTGCTGCAAGCCGGAGGGGATCTCAACACCTCCAAGCTGCGGGAACTGGACGACAAGCTGCAGGCCGAATACCGCCATGCTTATGAAACCGAAGTAGTGAACGAGGATCCGGTGAAACTGCGTGACCGGTTGAAGAAGAATCACGAGTTGTTCATGAGCGACATCGACGCGCAGGTGGCGTTGAAGGAAGGGGTGCTGAAGGCGGCTTTGCGGGAACAGGGGGTGCTGGATGTGGAAGAGAGCCTGACGGGCAAGAATGTGGTGACCGTGGAGGACACCGAACAGGCGGAGAAGGATCGCGCTTCCTGGCAGGACGGGAAGATGCCGGAAGGGTATGAAACGCCCGTGAAGAAGGTGGAATGGACGGACGAGCAGCTGGCGGCCTATTCACAGTACGCCATTGGGAACGAAGGGTTGAAGCGGATGAAGGCCATCCGGTCCGCCGCGCTGAATCTGGACATGGCCGCGAAGGTGAATGAGAAGGATTACGCCAGAACCCTGCCGCTGACGGAGAGTTCCGTACCTGTGGCCGCCGAGCTGGCCAGGAGCAAGGGGGCGATGACGATTGACGTGCTGCGGGCTTTGTCCGAGGCGGCGGCCAGGGAGGGAGAGAACGGCCGCAGCGTGTTGCCCGGAGTGAGCAATGCCGCCGTGGTTTCCATGGAGGGAAGTTTTATGAAGCGGTTGCAGTGGGAGGCCCGAAGCGGCGATACGGCCGGCGCTTCCCGGCTGCTGGCGGGC